TCAGAGCGACGACAGGATTGCCGCAACGGTCTCTAGCGACAGCGGATATGCCCACCCTCACGGATATGGTGCGGTTGGGGTCGGAGCGAAGCTGCGCCGTATCAAAACGGCGTTCGGACGCGCAAGACCCAAGAAGGCGATTAACGTGAGGTCCGACCGTCGCCGGATAGACGTTCCAAAGCCTTCTTTTCTGAGCTCGGCACTGGAAGATATGGACCCTGCGATACGCGATGAGGTGGAAGCGGCATTGCGGGAGGCGCTAACGCGATGATCATCGCTCGCATTATAATACTTGCTTCCTCGTCCTCAGGACCAGAGGCGACAGATCTCGTTTTTTTGCCAGCCAGCGTAGCAGTGGTTCGTCGCGTCCAGGCATTCGAGACCGACCGATGATAGTTCGTGAAACGATCTACGCCGCCTTATGGGAGCTCGGCGCGGAAGCGGCGCAGTTCACCAGCACAAATCGCCGGCTGCGACATTGGGCGGACGTCGCTCCGGCGGAGCAGCCGGCGTTGTTCATGAGCGAAAAAGGGGGTCAAGCCGCAATAAAAAAGCTTGGTGCGCCGATAGTATGGACGCTCTACGCCGAATTCTACGTGTACGCCCACTCAAGCGACCCCTATCTGGCGCCAGCAGCGATTTTGAACCCGCTGCTCGATGCTATCGAAGCCGCGCTTGCACCATCACCGACGACTGGGATCCAGAACCTTGGGCTGCCTCAAATGGTCCAGCACGCCTACATAGCGGGCAAGCTTCAGACTGACGAAGGCGTGCTTGGCGATCAGGCCATCGCGATCGTACCGGTCGAAATCTTGTGCTTCTGACGATCGGTGATCAACCAAGGGAACGTTTATTGGTCCGCTCGCCGATGTTTCTTTCAATGCGCCTTATTCCAGGAGTGACCAATGGCCGAGGAAGATTATAGCACAAACCAAGCCGCCGCGCCTCCTTCGGTCGAGCAGCTGATTGAACGTTGGTGGGCCGATCATTTTCCGGGCTCGGCGGTCGCCCGCGACACACAGGCCTGGAATATCGCCCACGCCGCCAAAGAGAAGCTGAAGCGGCTCTTAAAGGGGAGTAAATGACATGCAATTAAGCTTCGGCTCCGGCGCGTTATGGGGAGAACGCACCGATACAATCGGGTCGGGCATCGGGCCACGACAGTTTGGCGTGCTGCAAGACATTCAGATCGATTTCGACTGGAGCGACAAAGAGCTCTACGGCCAGCTCCAGTTCCCCGTGGCAATAGCGCGTGGGCAGGGCAAGATAACCGGGAAAGCCAAATTCGCGCAGATACTCGGTTTGCTGTATTCAGATATTTTTTTCGGGGTGACACCAGCTACGGGGCAGTTCGCCGTGTCGCAGCTGGAGGCCGCGACGGTTCCGGCGACGACGCCCTACACCGTCATTCCCGCCAATGCGGCGAGCTACAATGACGATCTCGGGATCAGCTACGCCGTGAGCGGCAAGCGCTTCAACCGGGTGACCACGCCTTCAAACACCGGCCAATACTCGGTCAACTTCGCTACCGGCGCCTATAGTTTCTCTTCTGCCGATGCCGGTGCTGCGATTTTGATCTCGTACACCTACAACGTCGCAACAAGCGGCAACAAGGTGACCCTCGCAAACCAGCCGATGGGTATCACTCCTACCTTCAAGGCCACGTTTTACACTGCTTACAACGGTAGCGGCACCGCGCTCCGCTTTAACGCGTGCACGGCAAATAAATTGTCGCTGCCGACTAAGCTCGATACCTGGACGATCAGCGAGCTCGATTTCATGGCCTTTGCTGACGCTTCGGGAACGATCGGCTATCTGAGCACGGTCGAGTGATGATCCCCGGTGTGGCGGTCGCAATGGGCGGCCAAGATTGGATAGTGCCGCCACTGACCCTCGGCCAGCTCCGCCGGTTGATGCCCAAACTGAGGCAACTGACCGAAATCGGCGCGTCGATGGGCGAAGCGCAAATCAACGTGCTGATCGATATCGTCACCGCGGCGCTGCAGCGCAACTATCCCGAAACGACGCCGGACAAGGTCGAAAATCTGCTCGATCTCGGGAACGCGAGTACCGTGCTGAATGCCGTCCTGACCGGCTCGGGCCTGAAGCCAGGCGGAGCCGCTATGGGGGAAGCGTCTGCCCCCGGGATCAGCCCGGGGGCAGGCAGTCCGGGCGCCAACTCGGTTCCGGACATGATTCCGGGGACGCTGACCCCTGGCGAGAAATCTATGGTCTCCTCGCGACAGCCTGTGGATACAGCTACCCCATAATCGACGAGATGACGCTCTTCCAGATCGAGGAGCTGACATCCTACTGGGCACAGCACCCGCCGTTGCATTTGCTGATCGCGGCCTATCTGGGCGTGGGCAAAAACAAATCCGCTCGCTTGCCGCCAACGTCGATGGGACGAGGACAGCGACCGAATTCAGATTCCAGCTCGTTGCTCGCTCAGCTGGGACCTGGGTTTGGTACGGGAGACGTCAATGCCGGGCTCCCGCCCGTAGTCTGCGACTTTGCCGAACTCCGCCTTCGGGCGGGAACTCCCGACTAGGCGTCCGCAGAGTCGTGAAATCCGCAAGCTGCGGCGCAGGCAGTTTTGTCAGCAAGAGGCTATAATGGCCGATATTGAAACCAGCGTCATCATCAGCGCCCAAATTGACGGCCTCCGATCCGGAATGGAGGCTGCAACAAGCTCTGTTCAGGCGGCGACTGATGCGATGCGCGCGCAACTTGCCGGGCTCGGCGACATTGCCCAGCAGGCGCAGTCGCAGCTTAACGCCGCTACCGGCCAAATTGGAACCGGTATCGGTGCGCTGCAGAGCAAAGCTGCCGACCTCGCGGGATCGATAGGCGCCGCAACGGCGCCGAGTAGCGGGGTCGGAGATGCCTCCAGTGTTGTCCAGGCCAATCCCGCGTCCGGCGACGGAAACGATGCAGCTGCTGATCAAAGGCAGTGGGACGAAGAGCTGCTCGCTTACCAAAAGTTTCAGAGCGGCAAGGAGAAGCTCGATCTTCAAGGAGCGCAAACCAGCCAAAGAACCTGGCAGAGCGTGATGCAGCCGATTCAGCGGGCCTTCGATACGTCGATTACCGGCATGATATTGGGTACAACTTCGTTGCAAAAGGCAGTGGCGAATATCGGGCAATCGATACTTGCCGAATTCGTCAATCTAGGCGTCAAGATGGCGACGAACTGGATCGCTAGTGAGCTTGCGATGACGAGTGCGACCGAGGCCGGCGCTGCGGCCCGCACTGCTGCCGAGGGCGAGGGAATGGCCGCTGGGCTAGCGGTGAAGGCGGCAAATGCGGTCAAGAGCATCATGACCGATTCAGCTCAGGCGTTCTCCGGCATTTTCGCATTCCTCGCTCCGATAATGGGGCCAGCTGCAGCTGGACCTGCGGCGGCAGGAGAAGCCAGCGTAATGGCCGCCGCCGGCGGGATCGCTTCCGCAGCGGGTGGCTGGATGGTCCCGTCCGACCAGCTCGCCATGGTGCACCAGAACGAGATGATCCTGCCAGCGAATATCAGCCACGGTCTTCAGAATATGATCTCCGCGAATGGTGGAGCTGGGGCGGGTGCGGTCGTGGTCAACGTGTCGGCGATCGACAGTCAAGATGTAAAGCGCTTTTTCCAGAGCAATGGAAGCCTTCTCGTCAACGCGGTCAATAAGGCAATGCGCAACGGCACAATGCTGCGGACGGCGTGATGCCTCTGATTTTCCCAGCGCTACCCGGGCTCGCCTGGAGCGTTACGAAAACCCCGACCTTTCAGACGCGCATTCAACGCGCGGTATCCGGGCGCGAACTGCGGGCGCTCGACTATCCTTATCCGTTGTGGCAATTCGCACTGGTCTATGACTTCCTGCGCGACGACCCGGCAGCTGGATACGACGAGCTGCGGACCCTGCTCGGATTCTTCATGCTCTGCCAGGGAGCTTTCGGCACATTCTTGTTTCAAGACCCCAGCGACTGGCAAGTAGTCGGGCAGCAGATCGGCATAGGGGATTCGAGCACGCCCTCTTTCCAGCTCCAGCGTGCAATGGGTGCGCCCCTGCCGGGCGGCGGCTTTTTGGAACCGATCATCGCTCCGAACATCGTACGTGCAATCTACTTCAACGGGATTACACAAGATCCTTCGACCTACAGTGTCGACCCGGCCACCGGGTTGGTAACATTCGGAACTGCTCCCAGTAGCGATCTCGTTATCACCGCTGATTTCACTTATTACTTCCGCTGTAGATTCATTGACGACAAATACGATTTCGAGAATTTCATGTATCGGCTGTGGCAGGTAAAAAAATTGACGTTTATTTCGGTGCGGTCATGAAAGCAGCTAGCCCCGCCTTGATCGCGCTCCTCTCGAGCGCCAACCAGTTCATTATGGCGGACCTTTACACGATCACTCTAGTGGGCGGGTCGGTGCTGCGCTATTCGGCAGCGCCGACGACGATCTCGGCGAATGGCTACAGCTTTGCGGTTGGCCCGAAATTTGAGCGCTCCAAAACCAAGATAGTCATCGGCACCCAGGTCGACGAACTCGAAGTCAGGATCTATACCGACCCCACAGATCTGATCGGCGGGGTGCCATTTCTGCAAGCGGCATGGCAGGGACAGCTCGACGGCGCGCTCCTGCGGCTCGAACGGGCTTTCATGCCGACCTACGGCGACACGAGCCAAGGAACCGTGGTTCTCTTCGCCGGCCGCATTTCGGACATTGACTGTACCCGTACCGGCATCGACCTCAAATGCCGCTCCCATCTCGAGCTTCTGAACATACAGATGCCGCGGCGGCTGTGGCAGTCATCTTGCACTCACACCTTCGGTGACGCGATGTGCCAGTTCGACCGATCGAGCATGCAGGTGACATTTTCGGCCGGGCCCGGCTCTACGCAGGCGCAAATTGTAACCTCAGTGAGCCCCGCGCCAGCGAACCTCTACATCCAAGGGACGATCGTCGGGCTGACCGGGCCCAATGCCGGGTCGAGCCGCACCGTCACGAACATGGGTTCCGGCTGGATTTCCGTGAAGCTTCCATTTTTGTCATCAGTTGCCGCCGGCGACCAATTCCAGCTGCTGCCCGGCTGTGACCGTACGCTTGCTACTTGCACAAGTGTGTTCAATAACCCCACGCACTTCGGCGGCTTTCCATTCATCCCGACGCCGGAGACGGCAGTATGAACCGGAGGTCAATGGTTCTTGCCGAGGCGCAAACCTGGCTTCGCACACCGTATCATCACATGGGCCGGGTCAAGGGCGGCGGTACCGATTGCCTGATGCTGCTTGCCGAGGTCTACCGAAATGCGGGGGTGATCTCGCATATCGATGTCCCGTTCTATCCGCCTGATTGGCACCTGCATCGCGATGCCGAGCGATACCTCGAGGGACTTATGCATTACGCGCGCGAGATTGAGAACCCGCCTCGGGAAGGCGATGTCGCAGTGTTCAAATTCGGGCGCTGCTTCTCACACGGGGGTATCGTTGTCTCTTGGCCGAGGCTCATCCACGCATGGTGGGATGCCGGAGTTGTCTGCGCCGCAGCCGACCGGCCGCCACTCAGCGGCCGCCCGGTCCGATTTTTCGACCCTTTTTCCATTCTCGAACTCTGATGGTCGAACATGGGTGGCATCGTCGGCGGCGGGTCTAACGCCAAGCAGCAAAAGGCGGTCGGATCGCTCCAATTCCAAACTTCGCAAAGCGGGGGGGTAATCCCGCTTGTCTACGGTACAACCCGCGTCTCGCCAAATTTGGTCGACTACGATGATTTCAAGGCGACGCCATCATCGCAACAAAGCGGTATAGGCAAGGGTGGCGGCGGGGGTAAAGGTGGTGGACAACAGTATAAATACAGTGCCTCGGTTATTCTGGGCGTGTGCCAAGGGCCGATTTCTGGCATCGGCACGGTGTGGTGGGACAAGAATATCGGAATGCTGTCCTCGTTGCCGGCCGCGGTTTACCTCGGAAGCGATGGACAAGCAGCAGATCCGTATTGGGAAACACACCACACCGCCAAGGCCCTCGGCTATTCCGGAACGGCAATTGTTGTGGCCAACAATTTCGCTATGGGCAACACTGCCACTCTTCCGAATTTCTCATTCGAGGTAGAAGGCCTACTGTCGCTAAGTGGGACCAACGGGTTCGATGCAAATCCCGCCGCGATCGTCGCCGATTTTCTCACCAATTCCCGTTACGGAGCCGGCTTCCCGCCCACTAGTCTGGGTGACCTCAGTCTCTATTCAGCGTATTGCCAGGCGCTTGGCCTCGTTTTGTCGCCGATGCTCGACACGCAGCAAGAAGCGCAACAACACCTCGCAGATATCGTCAATATCACCAACAGTGCCATTGTGTGGTCGGGTGGACTGTTGAAGATCATCCCGTACGGCGATCAGCCCGTCACCGGCAATGGGGTCACCTACGCGCCAGATGTAACCCCGCTTTACAGTCTCGGCGAGGACGATTTTATTGTCCAGGAATCGAGTGTCGGGACAAATTCCGGGGTCAACCCAGGCGGGCCGGCGCTGCGATCGGGATCAGGGCCGATCACCGGCGGTTTCAGTGATGATCCAGTTCATATTACACGGTCGACTCCAGCCGATGCCTCCAATTCGATCCAACTAGAGTGCCTCGACCGATCGAATAACTACAACACTGCGATTGTCGAGGCGTTCGATCAAGGGGCAATCGATCTCTTCGGCATTCGCCGCAACAGCTCGCTAAAAGCAAGAGCGATCGTCGATCCGCTCAACGTCGGCCCAATGATCGCCCAGCTTCTGTTGCAGCGGTCATTGCTATTTCGTAACACTTATACCTTCAAGCTCGGATGGAAATATTGTCTGCTGGAGCCGATGGATCTCGTAGAGATAACTGATCTCCGGCTCGGTGCTTCGGCGTTGGTGGTGCGGGTAACGGCGGTGGAGGAGGACGATGAGGGCACCCTGTCGATCACCGCAGAAGATTTCTTCGGCGGATACTCGACGGCGACGCTGTATCCGAGCCAGTTGAACTCCGGCTACGTCCCGAATTGGAACTCGCCGCCAGGGGATATTAACCCGCCGATCATTTTCGAGCCTCCTGCCGCGCTGCTGACCGGCAGCCTCGAGATCTGGGTTGCTCTTTCGGGCGGCGCGAATTGGGGTGGAGCCCAGGTCTGGATTTCCAGTGATGGCAACTCCTATGCCCTCGCCGGAACTGTGAACTCAATGGCAGTTCAAGGGGTATTAACGGCCGATCTGCCGCCTCATTCATCACCCGATGCGACCAACACCCTCTCAATAGATCTAACGGAAAGCCAGGGTCAGCTTACCTCGGTCTCCGCCAGAGATGCCGCCAATCTCGTCACTCTTTGCTATGTTGGTGGCGAGCTTCTCGCCTACCAAACTGCGACGCTCACCGCGGCCAGTAAGT